GGCGCCACGCGCGCAAAAAAACGCTAGTAAATGCGTATTATTTGACCCGCCGCAAAACCCTTGTGAACACTGGGGACTTGGCGGGTAGGGCCGGGAACCTCCCTAATTGACAGCTCTGGCCAGACCCAGGACACCTGCCTTAACCTTTGACTGACAGGCAAAAACAATGACAATCCCGAAGGCAAAAAATATCGAGCTTATGCCGCTGGAAGATCTGCGGCCGTATGACAGAAATGCCCGGCTCCATACCCGCTCCCAGATTGAAAAAATCGCCAAAAGCATCGCGGCCTTTGGCTTCAACAATCCGATCCTGATTGATAGCGAACAGGGCATCATCGCGGGCCATGGCCGCCTGGAGGCTGCCAAGTTTCTCGGCTTAGAGACAGCGCCAGTGATCCGCCTGGATCACCTGAGCGAGACGGAGCGCCGCGCCTACATCCTGGCCGACAACCGATTGGCCGATCTTTCGCAATGGGATGAGGAGACGCTCAGCGCCGAGGTGGACGCATTGCAGGAGGCCGACCTGGACCTGGACGCCATCGGCTGGACTGAGGATGAGCTGGCCGCCCTGATGGCTGAGGTTCCAGACCCCGAGGATTTCGAGGATGACGAGCTAGGCTCAACCGTCTCAGATGAGTCTGAGCCAGAGACAAAGGCGTTTCGGTTCGAGTTCGACCCAACAGATTTCGCCGAGCTGTCGCAACTGCTCACCGACCTGCGCAAAAAATACAAGCTCGACTCTGACGCCGAGACGTTTGAGCACCTTGTCCGCGGGGCTCACGGTTGATGGGTGTTTCGCTCCGAGAGTACGCGCGGATGCGAGGGCTTGATAAGGAGTCAGTCCGGCTCGCAGTTCACGACGGCCGGCTGAGCAAGTCGGTCACAAAGAAGGGGACCCGGTATGACATCGACCCGGAGGTCGCCGATCAAGAGTGGAAGGCCAACACCAACCCCGCTAAACAGAACAACACAAAAAAGAAAATCGCCGATGCGCCATCTATGGCGCAAGCGCGGGCCGTTCGGGAGATGTACGCCGCTCGACTGACACAGCTTGAATTTGAGGAACGTTCGGGACTTCTCTGCAAGGTCGAGGACGTGAAACTGTCGGCGTTCAAATCTGCGCGATTGACACGGGACGCAATGCTGAACATTCCTGCGCGAGTAGTTAATGAGATCACCGCGCTGATCGGAGGCTTGGAGGCTGATAAAAGTCATGAGATTCTCCTGATCCTTCAGAGAGAAATTCACAGCGCGCTTGAGCAGGAGGCAGGAACTTATGGCCCTAGCTGACGGCGGTGCTGTATTTGAAAAAGGTTTTTTTGATGGTCTGAGGCCTGACCCGGTCCTGACTGTTTCTGAGTGGGCGGATCGTCATCGATACCTGTCCCAACGCGCCAGTGCTGAACCTGGAAGGTTTCAAACATCTCGCACACCATACCTACGCGAGATCATGGACAAGCTGAGCAGCAATGACCCCACGCAGCGCGTGGTGTTCATGAAGGGCGCGCAGGTCGGAGGCACGGAGGCCGGAAACTGCTGGTTGGCGTACAGCATCGATTGCAGCCCGGCGCCGTTTCTTGCGGTGTCTCCAACGTTGGAGATGGCAAAGCGAAACAGCCGAACCCGGATCGATCCGATGATCGAAGAATGCCCGCGGTTGCGTGAAAAGGTTCGCGATCCAAAAGCGCGGGATTCCGGGAATTCAATGCTTCAGAAGCTCTACCCCGGCGGTGTGTTGGTTCTTGCTGGGGCGAACAGCGCCAGCGGCCTGCGCTCGATGCCGGCGAAAATGCTTTTCGCTGATGAGCTGGACGCCTGGCCGGAGAACCTCGACGGGGAGGGCAGCGCCCTGGACCTGGCCGAGGCCCGCACCCGCACGTTCACCCGACGAAAGATTTTGATCGTGAGCACGCCAACGCTGGCGGGCCGCTCTGCGATTGAGCGCGAGTTCTTAGCTGGCTCAATGCGTTTTTATCACGTCCCATGCGTTCACTGCGGCGCGTATCAAAAGCTGGTCTGGAGTGGGATCAAGTGGAGCGACGACGACCCGGCGACGGCTCGGTATGTATGCGAGCACTGCGGCGGAATTCTGGAGGAACACCACAAAACAAAAATGCTGGCCCAGGGCCAGTGGATCTCAGAGAACCCGGAAGGGAACGGAACGGAGAGCTACCACATCAGCACGCTTTACAGCCCCTTGGGTTGGTTCAGCTGGGCCGATTGCGTGGCTAGTTACCTGAAGGCGCAGAAGTCTGAAAACGCGCTGAAAGTTTGGACAAACACGATTCTTGGCGAGACCTGGGCCGAGAAGGGCGAGGCCCCGGATTGGCAGGATCTCTACAACCGGCGCGACAGCTACCCGATCGGCCAAGTCCCTGAGAAAGCCTGCGTGCTGACGATGGGCGTTGACGTGCAGCAGGATTATTTGGCGTTTGAGGTTGTGGGCTGGGGGCCTGGCCTCGAAAGCTGGTCAATCGACTGGGGCAACATCCCAGGCGACACAGCCAGTGATGAAGTCTGGCAAGAGCTGACGCGCAAGATTGCGACGACATACCCCACTGCTGATGGGTTCCGAATGGGGATCAGGATGTGCGCCGTTGACACGGGCTATCGCACGCAAGACGTTTACCGCTGGGTGAAATCACAACCACCCACCCGCGTGCTGGCAATTAAGGGCCGCGACAATCAGGCCGTGATTGTGGGCCAGCCCACCTCTGCGGAGATTGGGCAGAAGGGCCGCAAGATCAAAACCGGGCTGAAAGTCTGGCCGCTGGGGGTCTCGGTAGCGAAGTCTGAGCTGTACGGCTGGCTACGGCGAAAGGCCCGAGCCGATGAAGATGAACTTCCTCACGGTTGGTTGCACTTCCCGGAATATGACGAGGAGTTTTTTAGACAGCTCACGGCGGAGACACTGACCCAGAAAACCGTCCGGGGTTATCCGCGTTATGTGTGGGAGAAAACTCGCGACAGGAACGAGGCATTAGACACGCGCGTGTATGCCAGAGCGTGCGCCCAGATGCTGGGCTGTGACCGCTTTGATCCAGCGCGCTGGAAAACAGAACGGCAGAATGGCTTAACCAGTGAAGGCGGCGCACGGCTGGCTCCCGAAACCCGAGAGATCAAACGCCGCGCGAGCAGCTTTCTTTAAGGACGATACGATGAAAAAACGGAGCGTTAGTCAATGAGCCTTTTTTCTCAGGCAGGACTCGATGCAATCGAGGAAGCGATTGGCGGCGGCTTCCTGGATGTTGAATATGACGGCAAAAAGATCCGATACAGAACGCTTGACGAGTTGCTGAGGATCAGAAACCTCATACGCCACAAGCTCGGACAAACAGAACAAGCCCCCGCCAGAATTAAATTTATCTACGGCAGAGATGCCAGCGACGTGGAGGGATCATGAGCGAGCCCAATGCCCTCGACAATGTGATCGGGTTTTTTAACCCGGAGGCCGGAGTTAAGCGCGCACGCGCCCGGATGACTCTGGAACAAGCGCGCAAATATGACGGCGCAGCCGGTGGGCGTAGAAATCAAAACTGGCACGCGCCGAGCACATCAGCCGATGCGGCGCTTGGCCCCAGCCTGGAGCGGCTCAGGAATCGTTCGCGGGACCTATCGCGAAACAATCCGTTTGCTGCTAGAGCCGTCCAGGTCTTAGTAAACAATACCGTTGGCGGAGGGGTGCTGGGGCAGGTGCATTCGCGCAGCCGCAACCGCGCCAGCCGTTGGAATCAAGCCTGGGAAGACTGGGCAAAAAATCCGCAGCTATGCGACCACGATGGGCGCGCTGATTTTTGGGGATTGCAGGCCTTGGTTTTCCGCACAGTTGTGGAATCTGGGGAATGTTTGATCAGAAAGCGCATCGATCCACGCGCGGAGTTTCCCCTAAAGCTGCAGATCCTGGAGCCGGACTTTATAGACGACGCGACTAAGGACGGCCTGACTGACGACGGCGGCTACATCCGCCAGGGCGTTGAGTACGGGCCAAACGATGAACGCATTGCCTATCACCTGCACCGGCAGCACCCAGGGGATCGGGTGTTGGCCCTGCACAAATACGAAACCGTGAGAGTCCCGGCGGATGAAATCATCCACGTCTTCCGACGTGACCGCCCTGGGCAAGGCCGTGGCGTGCCATGGGGCGCACCTGTGATTTCACGCCTGCGCGACTTTGACGATTTTTCAGACGCCCAGCTGCTGAAACAAAAAATCAGCGCATGTTTCACAGGCTTTGTGATCGACAGCGAGAGCCAAGACACCGGGGGCACGCCGCCTCTGGCTGAATCGCTCGAACCTGGATCGATCGAAATTCTCCCCGCCGGCAAAGATGTTCGGTTTGCCTCGCCTCCAAGCGTTGGCGAATTTGATCAGTTTTCCCGGTCCATGCTGCTGCAGATCGCGGCAGGTTACGGGGTGACCTATGAGGCTTTGACTTCAGATCT